CAGGAAGATGATGCTGTAAACGAACACCCTAGGTTTGCTGAAGCTGCTATGAAAGATAGATATGACATTGTAAACAACCCCGTACACTACAATACTGGCAACATAGAGTGTATAGACGCTATGGAAGCTATGCTTTCAAAGGAAGAATTCATAGGCTACCTGCGTGGTAACTCCTTCAAGTACAGATGGAGGATGAGACACAAGGGTAGAGCAGTACAGGACTTACAGAAGTCACAGTGGTATGAGAACAAGCTGCTAAGTATTATAGAGAAAGGAACAAGCAATGACAGTTAAGGTAGGACAACAGGATTACCTAGGCATAACCATTGACTATGCTAGAGAAGATAATCTAAATACTTTCTCAGTAGAGACACTTAAAGACAGATACTTATGGCAGGATGAAACTCATGCACAAGAAGCCTTCGCAAGAGCCTCAGTCTATGGTGCAACATATCAAGAGGCTACTGACTACGATCTTGCACAGCGACTTTACGAGTACTCTAGCAAGGGCTGGTTTGGTTTTA